GGAATTTCTCACCTTGCGCTGTAGTATGATTGGGTCAAGACCAACATAACGAAACGAAGGGCTCTTTTACTCGCAAACCATGCTATGGCGTCAAACAACGACAAACGTGGAAAGGCCGTGCAAGACTTGGTGCAGAGCAGTGGGATCCGAAAGGGTCCACCCGGGGGACTGGGGCTCTCTAAAGCATCTGATCAGTCTGCGGCACGGGGCAACGACGGAAGAAGGAATTCTTTGCTTGGTCCGGATGGGCCTGGTGTGAAGTGCTCGTCGTCCCCCGCCTCGAAGGACTCTGGCCCGGGAGCTTCAGGCGTAATCGACAAGGGCGCTGTTAACCCTCCTAAGCCGGGGGGGCAAAACGGTGGAAAAAAGTTACCCGGCTCCGGTGAACAAAAGCCGACTCAGAAAACAAGTCGGTCACAATCTCGGGCACGGCGCCGGTCGCGAAGTCGTGCTGCTGTGCGGGCTCAGAACCCGCCCAATGCCCCGAAACCTGGAGCGGTTAAGGGAAGAGGAAGTCCCCCTCCTCGGGATCCGGGAAAGCTACCGGTGAAAGAGGAAGAAGAAGACCCTGCGTCAGGTGACCTTTTGGACGAATTCGTCCCTAGGGGTGGCGGCGGCGGCGGCGATGCGGGCAGCTCGAACTCTTCGAGCAGCTCCTCGTCGCAGTCGCGGCCGCCCCCGGAGGCGGAAGAGGACGACTGGTCTTTCGATGCGTCAGAGGATTCGCAACCCTCGGGTGAACACCCAAAATCGTCGGTTGCTGACGACGAAGCGAAGGAGCGTCTGCTCTATCAACGATCGATGCAATTCCTACGGGCGTATCGACCGGTTTTGAACCAAACCAAGGGGAAACTGTCGGAGGCAATGGCTCTGATGGGACACCCTGTGAGATCTGGTTCCCCCTGTTTGGCCCTCATGCCGCAACTGTCGTGCTATTTGGAGATCGCAATCGTTGAGACGATGCAGTTTCTTTTGGCGCGGCACGGGCGGTTTCCTTGGTGTCATGACAGAAACTGGTTGTTCGCGAACGTTTGGTCTCAGCTCGAAAAGGTTGACCCGCATATCATGAAGAACGGGACACAGGGACGGTCGTTGCATGTTTTTCCATCACTTACGGGCGAGCCGATGATGATGAACGGGTATGTCTTGGATTTCGACTTCCGGTCGCTGTACGCGGTGCATGAGGAACTGTCATGGTTTCGGGATGCCCGCGTCGCAGTGATGCACAAAGGAGAAGAGGTCATTGGCACACCGTTGGTGCTAGAGGAGTGGCAACTTGGAAAGAGGGGTGCGATTATTGCACAACCCATCCGGGGAGTCATTCTTGTCGATTTGGCAGGGGAGCCGGGGGTGCCGCTGATTGATAACGTGGCCGGAGAGGAGGAGCTCGAGATTTTCGAATTTCGAACTAATTTCCATCTGGAGCGTGATTTGATGGCGTGCACACCGGCATTTTTGCGGCCCTCGATCTGGGGGAAGCGAGTCGCTGTCGTGGACAAACCACTGATGGCCACCCTCACACAAATCGCTCTCGGGCGCCAACGGGGTCAAATCCTGTATCAACAGTTGTGCCGACAAGTGAGCGCGTACCAAAGAGAGAATCACCGTTGGGCGACTCTCACGCGCCGCTATCCGAAAAGAATGGAAGAAATTGCAAACGACACGGTAACTGCCGCTTTCTGCCGCGGTTTGGAGGGTCACAATGCGGCTCTTGCAGGGATGTTGATCTCGCAAGGAGCTCTTATGGGTGACTTCAATTCGAACTTGCAGCAGCTTGGTTCCGCTCCCCGCCCCTCGTCGACACGATGGTGGCTGGGAAGTCTCGGACTGTTGGGTGTGGGGGCCTTTTTCTTGCGACGTGTCATGCGCCCGGCGACCTTGATTCCGCTCTTTTCCCGGTTCACACTGGGGAATGTGGCTCACAAGGTTGTCTTCGCGCCCGTTGTTGAAGAGTGCGTCAAGAAGTACTCGTGGTGGGTGGGACCTGCCTTGGGTAGCTTTGAAGCGGCTAACTACCTGTGGAGTGGCCGGTTGGGATGGAAGTCTGCGTTGCTCCATGTGTCATTGCATGTTTTTTGGAGCCGATTGCCGCTGCCTTGGGCGATCGTTGCGCATTCGCTCTGGAACGTGATGTCGATTGCCGTTGATGGCCTCACACACCGTTCCGTCCCTTCTGGTCAACTGTGGGAAGAAATGCGACGTGCGTATTACCTCGAGCCTTGGTCGACTCGACGCGCAATCACGACCGAATCACGAGCGGAGGCCTTTGCCCCGGCTCTGATGGAGTGTCCGACACAGGATGCTTATCATCCTCCCAAAGAGGCAGATGAATTCTCGCTGACAGTCAAAGGCGAGTTCACACATCTGGAGCGGGACGAACAAAACAGCTCGTTTTTCTGGATCTTGCCAACAAGCGCGCCGGGATATGTACCCTCAGGTAGTGCCTTCAACCTGGATGCTGTGTTGAGGTTGAGGATTTTGGTGGCCCCTCCGCTGGATCCTTTGAGTCAGATCGAGGGTTGGAAGAGACTTCAGGGTGTCCTTCCAGCGTCAGACCTCGTCACTCAGCAACCTCCCCTCGTCTGGGATGATCTCCTGTTGAGCTGGTTGGCTCATTTCGACGATGCTCCAAAGCGACGGAACTATGAAAGAGTCGCAGACCGTTTACGCGTTCACGGGTTTGATTTCAAAGAACAAAAACTGCGGACCCCAATCATCGTCAAGCGTGACGAGATCCTCTTCAAAAGGACAAGCGACGATTTCGCTCTTTTGCGCCCTCGCGCAATTGCGAACGTTGACAAGAACATCCAAGTGATGGTCGGACCGGAGATCTGGGCTGCAATGAATCTTCTCAAGACATTGTGGGACATCGATGGTTCGGCTGTTGTGCGGTTGAAGGAGTTGACGTTTCATCTCACCTTCGGGTCGGGAAGAACGGACGTTGAATTGTCAGATTGGATGATCCACGCGGCGACGAGTGCCGAAAATCACGTCTGGGTGATAGTGGCGGGGGATGATGTCTGCGCGGTTGGGCGTGTGGATGGTGTGGGTTTCATTATGGAGGGTGATGCTTCGATGTTCGACCAGTCTCTGTCACAAGGACCGTTGGATTTCGAACGCAAGGTCGAAAGTTTGCTGGGGGTGTCTAAACAGGCGCTGAAAGCCATGGAAGCGGTTTCACGAAGTCCAATGGTGGCTGTCCGGAAAATTGCAAAAGGTGTGCGGGAGACGATTGTCATTGATCGTTCGGCGCGCCCGATGCGAGACACCGGAGG